CAGCACCCAATATGGGTGCTGGCAAGCACAGTGTAACACCGGATGGGGAATGCCCATCACTATCCAAAGGAGATCCTCTGTCTCATACCAGCAAACTACCGTCTGCACCCTCAGATGGCCATAGGACGCGCAGTATATTTCCGCGGTCCTATACGCTATCTACGAGGGTGTTTGACCGAGCGGGCACTCGCAGTAATGCGACTGCTCCGTTCAAGTACGCTGGGGTCCAAACTACGGACTCTGTGGGTCACCCAATCTACTCATCGAAGCGGATTGGGAAGTCGGATCTGGGTGGAAGTTTCTTCACCCAGAAGAGATATGTGGAACATGCTCCACCGAGAAATAAATCGGTGGTTCAGATTCCCAACACTCTGGGACTCGGTTATTCCGGGTACCAGTTTGCTCTCGCGACGTCCCCGCTATCGTTTCCCGCGTTTCCTTCCGGCATATCAGCTCGGTCTTCACAGACTGAGTTGGAAGCCTTGGGAACAACGGCGATTAGTAGGGTAAAGCCCACGAACCCGGTCTCGGGATTGACTGCCGCTCTCACTGAGCTCCGAAGGGAGGGTTTACCCCACCTGGTTGGAGCTCAAACGTGGAAGGAACGCGCCTCAGCCGCACATGCGGCTGGTGGTGAATACCTAAACGTTGAGTTTGGCTACATGCCTCTCGCTAATGATATCGCAGGCTTTGCCTACGGTGTCAGCTCTGCAAGCGACGTTATAAAACGTTACAAGCAGGGTATCGGGAAGAACATGCGTCGATCTTTCGAGTTCGAGACAGAACGGACAACCAAAGAATCACTGTTGTCTACCACCGCACGCCCTTACACGGGCATAGGTGGTTCCAACATGTGGTCTGGAGGTTCGTCTAGTACGGGTTACTTGTTCCGCACGACAAGGGTCGAGCGGAGACGTTGGTTTAGTGGTTGCTTTACCTATTACTTTCCGAGTGAAATATTCGGAAGTAAGCGGATGAGCGACTACGCAATCCTAGCTCAACAGCTAGGGTTGAATCCAACACCAGATGTTCTCTGGCAGGTAACACCGTGGACCTGGGCCGTTGATTGGTTTTCCAATGCGGGAGATGTTATCTCGAATTGGAGCGCCTTTCATATCGACGGTCTGGTAATGCGCTGGGGGTATCAGATGGAACATTCCATCATTAGGGATACCTACAGCCTGGTTGGCGCCCGAGATGTCTCGGGAGATGCTCAGCCAGTTTCAGACGTTACTTTCGTCACTGAGACGAAGGTACGTGTGAAAGCAACCCCTTATGGATTCGGCATTGACCTTGGAGGACTTAGTCCCTTCAGGTTGTCGATCCTTGCTGCTCTGGGGTTGTCCCGGAGTTAGCTCACGCAGTTAACTGTGAACCAAACACCAATTAGGAGCATTGCCATATGTCGTTTTCCGATCCGCAGTCTGTCACCTATCCGGCGCCAATTTCGGCGACCGTGTCGCTTCCGCGCGTAAGCACGGGAGACGGCAAGTCGATTTACCAATCGGCTGACGGGCTGACGAAGCTGACCGCGTCCAACCTCTATTCGAAGAGGACGCGCCGGCTACTGCGACTCGACTACACCAAGATCTCAGCAGACGTGTTCCTTCCGGCAACTAATGTCCAGAAGAACATGGCGGCCTACCTGGTGTTCGATCTCCCCACTACGGGGTTCACGAACGCCGAGGAGCTTGCCGTCTACAGCGCCCTGAAGGGCGCCATGACGGCTAGCACGGACGCGCTGATCAATAAGCTACTGGGAGGCGAGTCCTAAGGGCTAGAAATATCCCCTGGACTCGTTTAGCAGGAGGAGCGTGGTTATTCTTCTACGCTCTTTTCTGCTTCCTGTATGCCATTGATGATACCCCGGGTACTACTTTCCGGGATCGTCTTGATGTAGTGCTACTCACACTCATATTTGTACAAAGCATCCTGTTATTCTTGGTCTTTATTGGCCAGGATTGGGATAGCTTTGATGAGTGACCTGTCGCTTTTGGTTTGACAGGTGAGTAGTGAAGGCCCAGCATGTGGCTCGGGAGTACATTACCCAACTATATAGGAGGGAAGTACTGAAAAGCCTCATGATGCTCTGGAAAGTTCTCCTAGCAGAGCTAGGAGATCGATGTCACACGAGCACAGCGCTCGACCTAAAAACGGTCGAGCGTCGAGTTGAACACGAAGGGTTGTCGTTTTTGACGATTACCCTTCCTCAGTTCGGTAAGGACTTCGAAAGAAGTCTCGAAACCGGACAGGTAGATCGACAGGCATTCCAAGGATTTTCATGGAGTGCTGGTCTCCCGAAGTTTCTTTCGGGTTTCCTCAATCGGGTGTTCAACTCAAGTAGCGGTCGTATTCTGGACAATCCAGATATCGATGCAATACAAGCTGTACGTCAACTTACGTTGATTTACAGCAAGTTGTTCATCCTCCCAACAAAGGAGAAGAAACATGCAGCGATGCTTGGATATGTCCAGTGTGATCGCGAAGTCCGAGAAGGGGACCTTCACCGTTGCGGAGGCGAGCACGATCTCGATCGAGCTCGTTTCCGAACTGTGGGTACCCTGCTTGCTGGATCAGTACTTGCTGAGCTTGAGCTATCCGCTTTCGGGCGAACGACTCTTGCTTCAGCTGTCGGAGCCTATGGCTTCGACCCAGTTCCAGGTCAT